GATCGACTCGAACGCGGCATTGACCTGGTCGCCGCCGACCAGCGCCATCTCACCGAAGATGCCGAGCGCGTCAGCGACCGAGTCGGCGTCCCGCGCACCGGCCTGAAGGCCCTGGCTGATCAGCCCCATGGCGGTCTCGCCGTCCAGGCCGATACGCCGGAACTGCGTGCTGTACTCGTTGAAGGTGTCGAGCAGGTCCTCGCTCTTGTTGGCGACGCTGCCCATGCCGGCGGCGATGAGGTCCATCGCCTCGTCGAAGCTGTCGGCCATACCGGTCTTGACCATCTGGCCGGCGGCCGCGGTGGCCTTGTTGATGTCGTCGTCGAAGACCTGGGCCAGGGCCATGGCCTTCTTGGTCATGTCCTCCAGGCCCTGCTGGTTGCCGGTGAAGTCGTCCATGTTCAGGGTCACGGACTTGATCGCGTCCCCGACCTCGGCGGCCGACTCGCCCCACCCGTCGGTGAACACGGCCTTCATCGCGTCGGTGGCCTGGCCCACATCGGCGGTCGTGTTGGCGAGCTGGGCCTCCAGGCGGGTGGTCGCGTTGGAGACGTCCAGGGCCTGTTCCAGAGTCGACACCAGCGCGGCCGCGGCCAGAGCGCCGGCGGCCGCCCCGGCCGCGGCGAGCGCGGTGCCCATCTTCGAGCCGTTGGACTCGGCCGCGTCCACCATCGCCGCGGTCTCGGTCTCCACCGTCTGACGGCCCTCGCGCATGCCGGGCCCGGTCTGGTCCCGGGCGGTCAGCGCGAAGACCAGGGATGTGTCCGACACGGCGGCCCCCTACCTCGGTGATGTCACCGCCCGTGCTTGCGGGCGGCTTCTTCCATGCGCGCGATGTACTGATCCAGCCAGGACAGGAGGTGGTCCTCCTCCTCGACGGTCAGCAGGTCCCAGTCGCGGGGGGCCATGTTCAGCAGGTGGGCGGCGTTGCCCAGGTGGCTCAGACGGCGAAGGGCAGCCGGGCTTTTCCCTCGTCCTCCGGCGCGCCGTCACGCTGCTTGAGCAGCCCGTCGACGAGGTCCTCGTCGCCGCCCTTCTCCTGCAGCCGGGCCACCGCGAGGTCGATCTCGCCCTTGGTCATCTCGACTTCCAGCTCGTCCCACAGGAAGTCGACGTCGTCGAACCGGAGCGTCGGGTGCTGCCGCTTCAGCAGAACGTGCAGCAGCGCCCTGCGGCATCGCGCGTTGCCTTTCAGGACGCCCATCGCGAACTCGTTGAAGGCCTTGCCGGTGACCTTCTCCAGCGCCTCACGCTCGGCCGACATGAGCGCGTTGGGGTTGTACTTGAAGACCTGCTCTTCGCCGTCTTCGGGGGTGTAGATGACCTTCACGGTGCCTGCCTGTTCTGTGAGTTCACTGCGACCGCGAAGCGATCCGGTTGACCATGTCCGCCAGCGCCGACTTCACGGCGTGCTCGTAGGCGTTGCGCCGCCCCTCGAATGCGTGGTCGAACCACTTGACCTTGCCGGTCTGCTGGATCCATACCTGCCGGTTGCCGTAGACCGGGTGCCGCCAGCCGGACGCACGGTTGGTGCGCTTGGCAGCGTGGGCGAACCCCCGCAGGGCCGGCGTCTTGAAAGCCTTGATCTTCGCGCCGGGGAACTTCCCGCTGATGCGGGCCTCCGGGCGGATCTTCCTGGCGATCGACGACTTCAGCGCGGGGCCGCCGTGCGGGGTCGCGGACGCCATCGACATGATGTTGCTCTTCGCCTGCGTAGCCCCCGGCTTGAGCGCCTCCCGCATGTTGCGGGTCAGCTCCTTGCGCAGCTCCTTGCCGTCCTCCTCCTCGCGTAGCGCACGGGAGATGTTCCGCAGGTTCTGCGGCGTGAGCTGCAGACTGAGCGACGCCCTGGACGCGCCCCCGGTCCCGGCCATCAGGCGGTGGTCCGGGTGACCGCGCCGGACGTCGGGTAGCTGACGCTGACCGAGGCCTCGTCGCCGACGCTGCCCTGGATCGGGTTCCAGCCCTTGATCAGCACGCTGCCGGAGTACTCCGGGTTGGAGGTGCTGGCCGCGGCGTTGTCCAGGCGCACCTCGAAAGCGACGACGGTTCCGAGGAGCGGCCACATGATCGAGTCGAGTTCGGTGGCGGCGACGTCCTGCAGGAACTCCAGCCCCAGCTCACCGGACTTGATCCCGCCGAGGACCTCCTTCCAGCCGTCCGAGGCGTAGTTCGTGACGTCCTTGTCCTCGACCTCGACCGCCAGCTCGATCTTGCGGGCGTACTCGGACAGGTCGTTGGACGCCAGGTTCAGGTAGGCGGCGAGCAGCACCATCTTGGGCATCGGGTCTCTCCCTCACGAAGGCAAGCGGGTGGGGGCGTCAGCTGATGCCGAGCGCCACGACGAACAGGAACGACGGGTTGGTGCCGGTGATCGTCCAGGTCGGCCGGTACCAGGTGTCGGCGTGGGCGCCCGCGCTGGTGCGCAGGATCTGCCCGCCGGCCGCGGTCGCCGCGTCGAAGGTGAGCCGGGTCTCGGGGGTGTCGCCGAAGGCCTCTTCGGTGTCGGACTCGATCCCGACGGTGATCGTCGGCGTGCTGGTGCCCGCCACGCTCAGCACGTGCAGCGCGGCGTACAGCCGCTGCCCAGCCGAGAGGGCGCCGAGCTCCTGCGCGGTGCCGTCACCGGTGGCCGTCCGCGGGGTGCCCGGCGGGTGGGCGAACACCCCCCGCACCAGCGGCCATGCGGACTTCGCCGTGCCCGACCAGGGGGCGATCTCGCCGACCGCGTCGCCGAGTTTGTAGTCGGCGCGCAGCGCCTTCATGAAGTACGCCAGGTCCCCGACGGCGGAGTCGTCCGGGCCCACGCTCCAGGGGCCCACGCCGCCCAGCTGCGACCAGGAAGCGTCGTCGACCATGCTCGCGTCGCCCGCCTGCCACTGCCCCCCTCCGGCGAGCTCTGCCGACCCGATCCCGCCGAGGACCTCCTTCCAGCCGCCGGAGCGGTAGTTCGTGGCGTCCTTGTCCTCGACCTCGGCGCTCAGCTCGATCTTGTTGGAGTGTCCGGACAGATCGGCGCCGACGGCGAACAGCCGGCAGTCCAGCAGCACGCTCTTCGACATCAGCCGCTCCCTATCACCTTGATGACCAGTTCGGCGCCCACGTACTGGGTGCCGGCGTGCTCGTACCAGCGGTAGCCCTGCACCCGCATCACGTGCAGGTCGTCGGCCGCGCCGTCGAGGGCGTACTCCCCCGGGGCGCCGCGCGCCGCCTCGATCGCGGTCTTCAGCGAGGCCGTCCCCGATCCGGACAGCAGAGCGTCGAGGATCTGCTGTGCGCTCTTGTCGTCGGCCCGGGAGACGAGGACGCGGCATGTGAACTCGCAGACGTCCAGGGCCCGCCGGAAGGCCTTGTCGAAGGTGATCTCGACCTCGCCGACGAAGAAGTGCGGGGCGGTCACCGCGTCCGGCACGTAGCCGGTGCACGTCAGCGGCGGTGAACCGGTCGGCATGACCACCGCTTCGGCGGCCGCGGCCAGCCGGGTACGTACCGTCGAGATCTGCATCCGCCCCCCTCTATGCCAGGCCCGGCAGGATGTAGCTCTTGATCTGCTCGTAGACGTCCGGGTCCGTGCGGGAGAGCCGGATCACGCCCCACTCGGAGGAGCCGAGGACGCCCTCGGGGCTGTCCTTCCGTTTGAACAGGCGGGCGGCCAGGATCAGCGTCGCCTCGTGCACGCCCTGCGGGACGGCCGGCCACCCCCACCGCGCGGTGACCCGCACACGGCGCCCCGCCCCCGACGGCCAGGAGCCGCCGATGAGCAGCGAGGTGACCGGCTTCAGCTCGTCGATCGCGTCGGTGGGCTCCGCCTCGACGGAGGTGGTGACCGCGGTCCACGCCCCGGTGCGTCCGACCTCGACGACCAGGCCGTCGAGGTCGCCGATGTCTGCGACCAGGAGGTGCGAGCCGTCCTCGTCGCGCACGACCTTCCGGCTCGGGTTGATCACCCGGGCTGTCGCCACGGCGTCGAGGTAGAAGCGGCGGCCGGTGGTGTCGTCGATGCTGCGCGAGGCGGCCGCCAGCTTGTCCGCCAGGACACTGTCCCGGTCGGTGTCGGTCACCGTCATCATGTTCTTCAGCTGGGCCAGCGTGGCGTACAGCGGCAGTGCCGTGACGTACAGCTCGGTTTCGACCTCGACCGGTTCCCCGCCGGACGTGCCTGCGAGGGTCGCGGTGTAGGAGGCCTGCGCCTGCGCGGACGACACCTGCCACACGTACGTGTACGTGGTGCCGGACACGCCCAGGCCGTTCGCCGTCGGCCCGATCACGGCCGCTCCGCCGGCGGTCGGGGCGATCGTCACCGTCGCGTCGGTGAGCACCGCCCCGGCCGCGAAGACCAGCGGCACGTTCGACCCGGCGGCCGCCGTGATCACGCCGTCACCGCCGCTCGCACCGCCCGGGCCACGCCCTCCTCGACGGTGACCTTCGGCTTGTAGATCGCGTGGAACCGGTCCGGATCCCCCACCCGGTAGGCCACCCCCCGAGGAGCCGTCAGTTCGTAGCTGATCGCGGGCTGATAGCCCGTCTCGGCGACGATCATCCCGGCGAGTTCCGTCATCGACGTGCCGCGTCCGGTGCAGAGGTTGACCGGCTCGCGGACGTCGGCGTCGACGACGGCCAGGGCGCCGGCCACGACGTCGTCGATGTGGATCCAGTCGCGGACCTGGCTGCCGTCGCCCCAGATGGTGAACGGGTACTCGCGTCGCCCGGCCCGTGCGACGAAGGCGCCGAAGGGCCAGTCGTCGCCCTGGTCCTCGCCGTATCCGGAGAACGGCCGTACGACGTGGACGCGCAGGCCTGCGGCGGCGGCCGCGGCCGCCATCTTCTCCCCGGTCAGCTTCGTCCACCCGTACCCGGCATCCGGCATGATCCCGTGCGCCATGTCGGTCGCCGTCTCGTGCAGGTCACGCGGCGGGTCGCCGTCCTGCAACACCACCGGGTAGACGGCCGAGCTGGACAGGTACAGCACCCGGCTCTGCCCGGTGTCCACCGCCCAGTCGAACAGCGCGCTGTCGAGCTGCAGGTTGTACGCCATCGTCTCGGGGTGTGCGTCGATCGCCTTGCGGTGCGGCGCCCGGGCGGCGGCATGCACGACCAGGTCGAAGACGCGGTCACCCCGGCGGAAGACGTCGAGGCAGTTGACGGGCCGGTCAGGGTTGGCGAGGTCGCAGCCGACGACGTCCCAGCCGCGATCGCGCAGGGCCCGGGTCATGTGCCGGCCGACGAATCCCCACGCGCCGGTGACGAGTGCGGTCCTCACGTTGCCCTCCGTCCGAGGATCAGCTGGAACGGGCCCACCCGGTCGTGGACCTCGATGCTGTAGCCGCCCTGGCGTATAAGGGCCTGGTAGCCGGCGAGGTCCCACGCCCAGGCGTGGCACTCGTCGTGCCGGGCCGGACGCTCCTGCCACGGCGAGGAAGCGACGATCCACTGCGCGCCCTTGCCGATCCAGCGGACTACGCCGTGCGGGTCGGCCAGGTGCTCCAGCACTTCGGTCACCACCGCGACGTCGCCGAGCCGCGCCTGGTCGCGGTCGGCGCCGAAGACGTCCAGCGCTGTGGCGGTCACGCCGCGCTGCTTCCAGCCCACGGCGTTCGAGGGCTGGAAGTCGTACCCCCACGCGTCGATATGGGGGTGCTCGGCGAGCAGCTGCAGCAGACCACCGTCCCCGCAGCCCAGATCCGAGACGTTCACCACCGCGGCGGTCGACGTCTCCGACAGCGAGGCCTCGACGACGAGCTCGTCCGCGGCGTCCACGACGAGCTCGCACGCGCGCTGCAGGCGGGGCCGGTGGTGGGGCTGGTCCACGTGCGGGGCCCGGGCCCGGTCCTTGTGAAACTCGGCGGTCGACACGTGCGGGACGTCGCCCTCGAACAGCTTCCACTCACCCATGAGCCACCCCCGTGAAGGCCTGGCGTACGGCGAGGACGTCGCGCGCCTGGTGCTCGCCCCAGTAGGCGGCGTACGCGGCGCGGTCGCGGTCGTACATGTCGGGCCGGTTGACGCGGCGGTGGCCGTCGTCCCACTCGGCCTTGCCGACCATGGGGTGCAGGTGTTCGACGACGACGTCGGGCAGGTAGG